AGCGCCGGCGTACTAACTTTCATTTCACGTCCAAACGTCAGCGCCAAGGCATCCGCTCTGTTAGGGCTAAATGGCATATCTCTTTTACGCTGGAGTTGTAATTGCCCACGGTCATTGACATATGCTTCAGGCATCATAAGCTCTGCAGCAATCTCTCTGTCCAGTTCATCCAAACAGCCACCGTTAATAAGCCATTGCTTCATTCTGTCCCACATTTCCATGCGTTTATTAGCATAATGATTTCTGCTAGTAATAGAAGAATTTACTAAGTGCCAATTACGCCCCATGTATTTACCAGCAGAATAAATGCCCTGACCGTAACCAAAATCTATGTTGACCTGCTGTGCTTTATACTTATCTTCAAACAGAGCTACCTTTTCAGCAAAAGCAAAATTATCGTCGCTCTTCGGCTCTTCGTAAAGCAGCTTGCTGAGGTTCCCCTTACGCAGATAGATAACTGCTGCATCCTTACCGCCCCAAGCTGGGTCAACGCCGATAATAGCAGGTGCAAACTCTACGTCTTTGCCCGTAATGCTTCTTGACTGCGCAGCTTCTATTACATCGCGTCCAATAAACTGCAGCTCGCTCGAACTCGGCGGCTCACCCAAGATACGAACTTTAACGAAGTCGCTCTCAATACCGTATGTCTCAATCCACTCATTGAGCAGCTGCTTATTCGTTATCTCTACTGTCCTGCTGTCTATTTTCCGCGTATGCCAGCGGTGACGCTCTTTGCCTAAACAATCCGCGAAGCGTCCTATGTTCTTAGTAGGATTACCAAAAACCAGCCACAAAAGCTCAGTGTCTGAATCTGTCATCGCGCCCTCAGCAACTTCCCAGATAACGTCTTCTATCTCGGACGCCTCATCAAAAATAAGCAGTATCCGATTCCCCTGATTATGCAAGCCTGCAAATGCTGCGGGATTACTCTTGCTCCACGGGATAGCGTCTGCGCGCCAGTTTTTGTCGTGACCTTCTACTACGCTATACATAGACGTTGCAGTATATACGAACATCTCACTCGCTATATTAAGCCTGTGCCACTTACCAAGCTCTGGCCATGTTTTAGTCCGCAGTTGCGTGTCCGTATTTGCTGTGACAACTACCCTTGTATCTGCCCGGGTATACATAGCCCATTCAATGAGCCACGCTACTACAGCGCTCTTACCAATCCCGTGTCCTGATGATATTGCGTTTCGAATAAGCCTGCACGGGTCATCCCTCATACTGGCTGCAAGCTCTTCCATAAGCTCAAGTTGCCATTTTTGCGGCCATTTATTCTCCAGTTCTCCTTCTCCCCATGGATACATGGCCTTCACAAATCCCGCCGGGTCATATTCAAACTGTGCAATAAATTCGATTAATTCTTTTTCTATCATGATTTACCCCCCTCAACGCGTCCCTGGGCTTTCTTAAGCACTGTTACTATATCTACTTTCCCGGAATGTTCTACTTGCTGCTGATCTTTCCACCCAAAGTTATTTTTTAAATTAAAAATGACGCCTACAACATTCTTCCCATCAAGCAGCCTCTGTTCAAGCGATTCTTCTATTTTCGTTTTCGCTTTTTTTATAGCGTCAGAAAATTCACTTTCTTTTTCATACTGCAAAAGAGTTTCTCTTGTCATAC